TTTTGCACATCACCCACATATTGTCCGTACTTTCTCCAAGGACTTACATCTCGTACTTTCTGACCTATAAGTGTATGTCCTGTTTCAGAGTCAATTTTTTCAGCGACTTTATTTGCTTGAGAACTTTGATCAACCATTGCCGCTTCTTCAGATTCAACTTGGTCAAGTTGCTCTTGGTTAGGGCCTCCATAGAATGAATCCATCAAGCCTTGATTCATTTCCTTTTGATTTTGCTTTTGCCTCTCTTCGGTGAGATAACCCATCAAAGTAGAACTAAACTTAGATAAGGAATCAATAGTTTCTTTTGATTGTGCTGTAGCAGATCGGAAGTTAGCTAAGTTAGCTTGATCATCCTTCTCTGTATTACTAAAAAAATTCCTTAGCGATTCCTGTTGAAGTTTTTGGTTTTCATCAAAACCTTCGTTATAATCTTTAGCCTTTAAAGGCTGGTAAGAGTTTGTCATTATTGACCCCAGTAAGCAAATGTCGGATCAAGCGGTGTGTCGCCAATTTCAGGTGGCTTGGGACTATTGTGCATTTTTAAACTATCCATAGCTGTAGTACCTAAATCACCTGCAAGGCCTAAAAGTTTATTAGTCATATTTGAACCAGATTTAACTGGCGAGTAATTTTGTGTATACTGCTGATAAATCGGTTGAGTACTAATAGAGTTTTTAACCTGACTACGCTGATTTTGCGCTTGAAAGTTATCCATATAGCCACTGGTTAGCAGGTCATCTTGGCTTCTCATAAGTTTATTTCTACGATCTGACCCAGCTCTACCCATTTCAGCTAGCAAAGAGGAATCTAAATTCATTTGACCAGACCTAGGACCGGACATACTTCTAAATAATTTAATTACATCACTTTGATTGGCTTGCAATGAATCTTGTGTAGCACGATTGAAAGCTAGATTCCTGCTAGCTTTACGCTGCATAGCTGCATTATCAATATTATAGATTTGTTCTTTAGCCGTTGACTGCTTATTTAAAGCCCTCGCTCTAATCGATAAGTTATTGAAGTGTGTGGCTTGATTTGCTCTATTGATTTGACCAACTCTGGCCTTGTTCTGCTCATGAGCTGCATTAGCTGCGCTATTATCAAACAGGTTCATACCTGCTTTAAATAGGCCCATCCCCATAGTGCCAATAGTTAATGGATCCATCTAGTAAAATAAATAAAGGGTAAGTTGTTAGGTCCAAACTCCAGCTCTTCGTGGAAGTCAAACCCTAAAAATTTAAGTAGTCTTATGTGTGCAGTATTACGTTTATCTACATAGTTCCACAGAACATCTTCTGTCCTACTGTCAATAAACTTTTTAGCTTGCCTTGTAAATAAGACTGGATAGTCATGGATTGCTGGTGTGCAGAGCATCCATACAGCTCCGTTATCACCCACCCCCGCTAGTCCGGCAATCCTGCCGTCAGGGACTGTGAAATGTATGCAGAAGCCGCTAGAAGCCCCTTCTGGTATTGCAACCATAGGATCTAACCCATACCCTTCTTCTATCTCTCTACGGTCATCTGAACGTAGATTAGAGGCCACCTCTAAAGCAGCCTCTTGAGTGATTGGATGTATGTATTTAGACCCTCTTATAAAATCTGGAATTGTATTCTCCTTCCCAAGCCATTGATTGCAAGGTGGCTGGTGATGGATGGGTGGATTTAAGGATGACATTTACATTGGTATTACGTTCGTACACCGGCACAGTCCGTAAACTTTCACTTTCGTAAGGTGCTGTATTAGAAGAGTAGGAATTAAGCATTGAGGATTCGTGCTTATCTACATAGTCAGGCTTACCGTTACGTTTAAGAGTCGTCCAAAACTCACCAATGTTTCCGAAGTTAAATTTAAGTCTTTGTATAATCAAAGAGGAAGATGTATCAGCTACAACACGGTTGCTTTGAGTCTTCGTTGCATAGATAGTAGGCAACTCCACACTCATCTCAAACAGGTATCCAATCGTGATTGGGTTGTTTGTCCAATCGCCAGTTAGTGATACCGTCTGCCCACCTGAGTCGTACTCAGTTGAACTGCCTGCTAATGAGTTGAGATGAGTAGTGCCAGACTCGAGGTCATAGACTGTTGAACCTTCTAGATCAGCAGTATTCAAATCAATGAATTCAGCATTGATACTATCGTTGACATCAATCTCCGAATACTCTCCAACCAATGATTCAAAAGACTGCTCCATACCTTCAACGATTTGATAACGTCCTTTGTCATCACTATTGTTAGTGACGATAGCTGCTACAGAACCACTTGTATTAAACGCTGCAGGTAAAGCAAACGTTGTCTTACGTGTAGTAGTGTTATAGGTCATTGACCCAGTAGCTACAGTAGTAAAGTGATCTAGATGAATATCAAACTCATCTTCGTTATCAAAAATTGTTGGTGTAGATGTAGCTGTCTTTAAAGACATCCTAGTAAGTGTACTATCATCATGAATAACGAAGTAGTCATCATCAATGATGTAGTGGTATTTAATAGGGCGACGTAGACGCCAGCTAAACCACGCAGTCTGTACTCTTTTATCACCTTGGTTGTAGTAGCGATATCCAATTACATCTTGACTACCTGAAGAACTCATAAGTATAAATGAATTCTCTCTAGAGTTTGCAATTAGATTAAGTCCAGTACCAAGCAGCCTTGAAACAACCTTACTATTTTCAATGACATCAGGCTCGCCTTCCCGTCCGATGTTGACCATCTCAAAGAATCTGCTGTATTTACCAGCATTATCAATAAAAGCAATTGAGGTGCCCAATGAGATTGGTGCTACATCAACGTTGTAATTATACGTTGCTAGTGAATATACTTTTGCTGTTTCAGGATTCAGTGCGTCACTATCAGTTGAAAATAAGTACTGTGCATTACCGCTAAATAAGACGAGACCTGTATTCATTTCAATGCCGTCAACCAACTGGTTAGGGCTAGAGGAACTACAAGAAATATCAATCCTATCTACACCACTAAAGGTGAGAGCTGTCTTATTCCAAAAGTTACCTAGATCGCCAGGCTGACTAAGAATAATATTTGAGCCACTCAACATCACAAGGCGATTTCTGTGAAACAAAACCTTGTTAATTTTTTTGGTAATAAATGTTGGCAGCTTATTAGTTAGATTATCCCCTACCTCACGTTGTGACCAGCTGTACTGCCCAAGAGTCATGGTGCTGGCATTTGTACGTTGCAAGATATAAGGCATCGTTGCAGGGTCAATAGTTGTAGTTACACCAGGCCCAGCACATTCTGACCAGTAACCAGAACCATCTTGATTATTGTCTCCTTCAAATTTAAGATAGTAATCATCTTCAACAAGTTGCGCTGAGTTTGTTACTTTTACAATGTATCCATTTTTGCATTGCTTTGGCAGGCTTGTTACATCATTGACGTTATCAGTGACGATATTAAATAGATCACTTTCCAAAGCTTCTACATTAAATGCAGAAGTGTGTGTAAGGTACAAACCACTACCAATGACAGTTGCAGTCACACCAGTAATCTGTTCTTTAATTGAACTAAGTAGACTAGCTACTGAAGTACCTGCTTCTGCTTCAAGATCAACTGGAACAGGTCGGACTCTATTTAAGTTACCTTTATATGATGCAGATACTTCTTTGGTTACTGTGACGGTATGATTAATACCTTCGACATTTACAGTAAAGCTAGGCAAGGTTCCTGAGTAAGAACCTCCATGTAGCAGATCGACTCTTGCCGTATACATTGAGTCATAACGAGCATTAGGCGGGCTGTTATCATAGCCTTCAACAAAAGGCTGTCCGGTAATAGTCACCCGTACGGCAATACCAGTTGCGCTATCTACTTGTACTTTTGAACCTGAATATTTTGCATTATCTTCACCACTGATATTGTTATTAAAAGGCATGTCTACAGTTACTGTAACGGCAGACTTTTCAGCCACAGTAGTTGTATTACTAAAGATGTTTAGTGCATACTGACGCCTAGGTACAACTTGCTTTAGCTCTACATATACAGAATGTGTGTCTGGCTTAGACGCAGCTACAGCACTTGTCATGTTTACAGTCTTAGTTCTGTTAACTAAAAAAGTACTATCATTAATTGTCAGAGCTTGTACATCACCATCAGCACTATGTGCCAAGTAAGTGTTTGGTGAGTTACTGTTATTGATTGTCATAGCTGCACCGTCACTACAACGCCATACACGGACAACACCATTCCGTGCTACTTGACCTATATAAGAACCTTCGTTCTCATCACGGTAGTAGTTGAACCAACATCCATTTGTTTGGACACCGCTCAGTGTATTGACAAACTTACTTCCAGGTCTCTTCATCAAACCTTCTGTGACATCAGGCACTACATTTACAGCCTTCCTTACCTGACCTGGCAACTTCTTATCATCAGGTTGTTCTGAAATACCTAAGACATAAGTCGGAATCGTTTGGGTAATTGTTGCCATCAGCGCCTCAGTACAGAATATGGTTGATATGTTTGATAATTACTGTTGTCTGGGAATCCCATAAAGTTATGGTCACCTTGATTACATTCGTATTCCATACAGGCTGCACGAGCAATAGCCTCCTGCTGGCCTAGCAGTTGTACAAGTTGCGGGTTAGCTACCAGCTGGGTTGCAGCACGGGTAGAAGCTCTGTAAGAGATATACCTTTGAAATACTGAAGGCAGATCTTCGTAGTCATAGATACGTACAATGTCTACTGTTACAGGATTAGCAAATACATCTGTATGCTTTACCTTGTCATATAAACGACCTTTGCGTTTAACTACATTAGTGCTTCGATCACTTTGACCTTTGCTGATGTCAAGACGTAGTACATCTACAGGTACAAAGATGTAGCCATTTTGATCTGGTGTAAGTGGTACACCATCTTCACGATTAAAGACCCAGCCTTCATTCTGTACATCCACTAGTGCTTCTTTGAAGATGTTATAGATGAAAGAAATCTCTGGGTTTTCTGTATTCAGTTGGGTAACAGGCGATTGACCGATGCTCCCCAAGATTGAGTTCACTGCGGATAGTTCGGTATCGGTGCCAATAGTTGAGGACATATAGTTAAAAAAAAGGGCCTCCGAAGAGACCCCAATAAAGTATTTAAATCAGAATGCAGAAGGAGCTGTAGAACCCACATACAGCTCAACGGCTGCAGCGGGGTTCAGGTAATCTGCACCCATGGCCAAGCGGCCAAGGATTACATCCGTGGTATTCCATCATTTCTGATGGCACTGACTATATCTTCACCCAGTAGGGTGTCGGACGCTATTGATGTATTACGTGGCAAGCGTGCCACACCATCTAGTCGATGCACTTTCCTCTCACGCTTGAGAGGCTTAGCTCAGGATTGCCATAGCTTTCGCCTTAGGTTTCCCTGAATTCATCCGATGTTTATCTAACTGTTACCAATTAGAGGGGCAATGTTATTTACCCTGATAGATGACAGAAACGTCACCAGAAGTCACTTGGACTTGAGGACCGATTGCTTCGACACAAGCGGCTGCTTCCTTTTGAAAAATAAGACCAGCAGACACTGCACCGAATTCGGAGGCTGTGCCGTAGTCATTGTTGATACCAGTAGTAGCTGCAGAAGCATCTTCCAGGTCAGGACCAATGAAGTCACCGGTATTACCAGGAGAAGTCTGACCAGTCGTACCGGCAAACTTGGTGCCGTACTTGCCAAGGAACGGGATGTTCATTGACTTGTAGATGTGGATACCAGCGATCTCAATGATGCCGTTGCCGCCTTGCAGAGCAGAGCCCTGAGCGTCACGGTTCACAAGACCATTAGAACCAACAGCTTGGATCAATTCATAAAATTGTCTTGGGTTCAATACGGCGCAACGTCCGTCTGAACTAATTCCTTTCTCGTCCATTGCAGCGGCTGCGTCATAGAAGGCAGCAACCAATGCGGTAGAGGAGAAAGCATCAGATTCGTTGGTAGAAGAACCAACACGGATCTGTGTACCACCGGGCTCTACGAAGTTAGTAGCGCTTACTGGGGATGCTGCACGAGCACCACGAGCAATTGCACGGAAGATCAAGCGGTCATATTTTTCTGCCAAGGCGTAGCCGATTTTACGAGATATCTCCGACCTCAAATCGTAGTGACTAAGTGTTTCGTCCAGGTCGTAAACGAAAGCTGAACTGATCAGCAAATCATCGACCGTGACGGTCTTCTCTGCCACTGGGGGAGCGCCGTCGCTGTTTCCCAAAATCGCATTTCCCGGCGTATGATATTCCGCCGTGGTGCGCCCAGTGTAAATAAATTGTAAAGATTTGCCGTTTTTAAGTGTACGCTTCATCACAAGATCGCGAGCGATTGCATTGTGCTGGAAGCCTTTGAACATCTCACCACTGAACAGTTTCAGATACAGTGCACGCTTTTCGGCCGTTGTAGACGACGCTAGATTAGCTGCACCAACCTGTGTAAGTGAAGTAGTCAGATCAGATGATTGTTGTGCCATTTTAAAAGAGAGTTAATTATGTACGACTCTCAAAGATCTTTGAGTATATTTAGTTTTTATTTGTGGTCTATCCCACCGTCTAGACGGCTAAGGGTATCCTCCGTAGAGGGCCGAAGCCAATAGTGATGAGGGGAATTGCACCCCTCTGTAAGATCTATC